CGATTACAAAGATGAATTTGTCCTTGTAATAATCTCGGCTCCGATCGTAGTTTTAATGTGGGCAGTTATGAGTGACGATCCTACAGCTATGGAGAAGGTAAAGCTATTCTTTGAATATTTTCATGAGCTTCCAAAATGGTTCACCAATTTATGGGTGCTTGTCGTGGCGAGTATTTTTGGTATAAAGGGAACACAAATATTTAGAAACGGTAAGAAGTAGTGAAGATATCAGATAATACAGCAATTAGTATGCCAATGAGAAATCTTTTGGCAATACTAGCAGCAGTAGCTATGGGAATTTTTGCGTATACAGAATTAACTACTAGGCTCACAAGCTTAGAGACATCAAGAGAATTATTTAATGCTGATTTATTAAAAAAATCTCATCAGAAGCCAGTCGATCAGGAGCAGTTTATGTTGATAGAAGAGTTGTATAAAACTGTAGAAAAGATTGAAGTGAGAATTGAGGACATGATGCACAATAAAGTTAATATAGAATTTGTAACAAAACAATTAGAGAAAGCTTTAAATGATATTGAAGTTATAAAGGATAAAGTTAGGGCTAATGGTAAGGGCGTACACTAATGAATAGAATTACTAAACAAGTTATTAAGTATATGTCTGATATGGCTAAGAAAGCTAAAGAGATGAACTGTATTAAACATATGAAACAAGAAGTTGATATAGGTGCAACAGGGACACACAAGTATAGAATTAAAAATGGACCTAATAAAGGGATAGTAGTTTAATGCTACCCAATCATCCGTTTGCTGTTCAGATTGTGGCTATGTATATGTTTATTATATTATACTTAGTAATGGATATTATATTTTAATGCCTAAATCTGTTAAGAAATGGATTGTTAAATTAAGAATGTGGTACGCAGATATCAGAGGACATCATGGAAGAAGATGGGACTATGAACCTGGGGACTACTATATGGGAAGAAAACGAAAAAAATAATGGAACCTTTTATATACATATTAATTATTTTGTGGATAATGGGGATATCGGAGTAAAATTTTATGGAGATTGTAATAGCACTTTTAATGTTTGTTGATCATGAGATCAAGGAACACAGAATTCAGCCATCAATGAGCGTATGCCTTAAAGGTAAACGTGAGGCTTCTCGACAAATTTCATCTAATATTGAATATAAATGTATTAAGACTAAGGCTGAATTAGAAGATAATATTGATGGAACTAAATCAATTAAGAAAATAATACTGGAGTAATTATGATATTAAAATTAAAAAGATTATTTAGAAAAATTACAAACTGGATTTTAAAAAACTATGAGTAAACTTTGTAAAGATTGTTCACATAATTGTCATTGTAATGAAGAGTTACATGCAGATGGTCTAGGTGTATGCACTTGTGATACATGCAATTGTGAGAATGAATGACATATATTTTAGTAGCTGCAATTTGTTCTCTAGTATCAGGAGAATGCACTTCTCCTATGGTGTCTCCATATGAATATTCATCTCACTACGACTGTTTACATGCTGGCTATTTACATTCAATAACAACTATACAGAATATTGGATCCGAGAGTGTAAATTTAGATAAAATTTATATTCAGTTTCAATGTAATGAGCAACATAATTTATAACTATAGATATGAAAACCCTTATAACATTTCTAACATTTTTATTATTCACAACCTCAGTATATGCTGCTAATACTCAAACAAATGTATCGGGCAGTAATACAAGTATTGAGGGGGGCTACACAGGTGGGGCAACAACATATGAATCTGGCAGTTCATCTAGCACAACTACAAATAGTACTAGTAATAGTAATATAAGATCAGCACCCCCAACATCTAGTGCACCTTCTTATAACTCTATGACACAAGATGTTTGTGCTGTAGGGGCTTCAGCAGGAGTGCAGACATTTGGAGTAGGTGTATCGGGTGGAAAACATTTTATAGATAAGAATTGTGAACGATTAAAGTTAGCTAGAATACTTGATCAGTTTGGTATGAAAGTAGCTAGTATTAGTCTCTTATGCCAAGATGAAAGAGTTTTTTATGCTATGGAACAGGCAGGTACCCCCTGTCCATTCGAGGGAAAAATTGGGAAAGAAGCTGCAAAGTTATGGAAGAAACATAACTACGAAAGACCTGATCATAAAGCCTATATAGCTAAGTTAAAAAAGAGAGAAGATGAACTTAAAAGAGAAAAGAAACTTCTAGAAAAAGAATTAAAAAAAGCAGAGTTAGAAAAGAAAAAAAATAATAAAAACAAAAAGAAGAAAAATAAAACTAATAACTAATGAGATGGGTTACATTAATTATATTTACTCTTTTATTATATTGGGGATTATCTAAATTCGCTGATTCTGTTGGATTAGCTGAGAATGATACTGCTACTTCAACAAATATACTACCTAATGCAGGTACAACATCCTCTAATATGGATAACTTTAATCTAGATGGTGTTAATTCAGGGACAGGAAATCTATCAAACAACTCAACCCATAACGGATTTACAATTACATGCGGTACAACAATTGAAGGACATTGTGGTAAGGCATTTAATGGAGAATTAGAATCAAGTAGAGATATGAAAGTATCAGCAAGCGATACTTTAGTTGGTGTAACAGGTACTGAATCTGGCACAACATACACTGCAACACAAAACAAATTGGATGGTGGAATAATATTAAACTCTTATTTCTCAGTTCAAAACTGTGAGGATGGATCAAGTTCTTTTAGTTGTGGTGCATCATCAGGTGCTGATGATAGTTATGTTCTTCATTTAAAAATTAAAGATGCTGATGGTAATACATTAGCTGATATGACAACAACTAGATTAGATGATGCTGGATATAATACAAATAGTGCAAAGTTTGAAGACAGTTTAACTTGGAATGGTACTGGTGGAGCATCCTATGAATGGTACTGGCAAGGATTTGATGGGCAGCAAAGTACATCTGCACTTCGAGGACCTAACTTATTAGGTGCTGAATTATTATTAGATTTCCCAACAGAGGATCACGAAGCATTAACAACACAAGAGATTGCAAACATTAACGAAGCATTAAATACAACTGAACTTACAGAGAATGAAATCTATGATATTATATCGGGGCTAGAATCTATTATCGAAGAAGAATTTTTTGCATCAGGTAATTTAGAAGAAAACAATAGAATAGAAATAAGTCTTGAAGAAGGGTTAATAATAGAAGTTGCGTCAAAAGAAACAGGTGCATTAGTTATGGAATCACCAATGGTACAAGAAATATTTAATTCTGTTATGGAAGAGATGCCTATTGAAACATTAAAAGAAGAAATGGTTGCTATGGTTCAGGAAGAAGAGATGCCTTTTAATGCGATGATGGAAGAAGTATCAACACCAACTATGGAAGAGCCACCAGAAGAAGAGCCTCAGACAATAAAAGGTTCGCCTATGATGGAAGAAGCATCTACTCCAAAAGAAGAATTAGAAACACAAGAACCCACTAAAGAAGCTTCTCCAACAATGACAGCACAGTTACCAGAAACTCCTAAAGAAAATAAAGAAGAAATTAAGGAAGAAAAAAAAGAGATGGCTAGTATTAAAGAAGCAAATGAGAAAAAAGAAACAATTAAAAAAAAGAAATCCAATAGCCCTGTGGCTACAAAAAAGAAGATTTCAACAAAAGACAATAAAGAACAAAAAAAGATACAAAAGGATAAACAAGTGGTCAAAAATATGGAGCGAATAATGGATAAAATAGATACCCAAGTTAAAGATGTTTCTAAAAATTTAGAATTAAAAAATTTAATTAAGGCTGAAGCTATGACTAATGATCAAGTATCATTAGCTTCATATAATAAACCATTTTATAAAAGCAAAAATATTTATTTAGATGCAGCACAAATGAAAGATTTAAGAAACATCTATTCAAATGTTGATCTAACAACTTATTCAATAAATGATCCTGTTAGTATATACCACGCAAATCTAACAGAAGCAAAATCTGCAATTGAACAATTAGAATTTGAACTAGGGAGAATGAAATGGGAAAACTAAAAGATAATCTAGCTAGTATTGCTGCACTTGTTGCAGCTATTGTAGCTATAGGTGGAGGCTTTGTTAAGTACGGAGAAATTACTACAAAATTAAAAACTATTGAGGCAGCACAAAATATTGATTTGAAACCACTTACTAGTTCTATAAATAAAAATGGAACAAACATTGAAGTTTTAAAAAAAGAAGTTGACTTACTCAATGCGATTATAAAAGAAATGAAGCTTAAGGCGGATAACCCTCTCGGGGGATAACAATAATATAGATTGAAGTACCTATGTATTTAAATGCAAATGTACCTATTATTGAATGCTATGCTCGTGGTAATTATCTGAGAGATCAAAAAGATTCCCATGATAAATACTTTGAGTGTGTAATCTTTGGGGTTTCTAGTATACCTGGACAAGTTCCTTTGTTTCACTATATGATGACAGATGGTGGGCTATGGTGGAGAGCACCTATATCTGCTTTCTGTAAAAAACCAGGAGTAAAAGAACTTCCTCTAGATGAATTAATGCTATGGAATTCATTCAGCTATAACATATCAGTTACTAAATTTTATAATTTATCAGGAAACAAAGTACAATATTTTTCAAGACGTAAGATTAAACGTGAAGGCACATATCTATTTACATTAGACTGGTGCTCAGGTGATTATAATGAACTAGATTTTGGTTACTCACAGAAACCTGATCAGCATAAATGTGGACATGTAATAGAATTAGATGATGGTAACTATGCAATTCAACCCAACAATAGACTGAGGGTCTTTGATCCTTCACTGGCATCAGAGCCTGATAAACCCCTCATAAATAGATTAGTAAATACTAGAATTTGGTCTGTAGAAAATACATCAAAATGGATTACAGATGAAGATGAAGAAGGAAGTTATGATTATAAATACACAAATATTAAGGACAACTCAAGCAATTAAGGAAATTAATTATGTTCAAATCTCTCAAAGTATTGAGACTTTTCTTATATCTTTTAATTCTCAATATAATTTTTATGGTAAATACAATGGCTGATGATACAAAATTAAGAACTTTCATAGAGGAAATAGATAAAGTAAAAGCAAACTATAGTGAAGATTCACTACAGTTTAAAATCCCTAGTGGATTTATTGCTACAGTTGCAGCAGCAGAAACAGGGAATTTAGAATTTGAAAATGCACCAACTGCAAAGGCAGCAAATAATTTTTTTGGCATTCATCCATATGGTGAACAAGAATATTTAGCAACTTTAAAGGGTGCTAAACTTAGAAAATTTAATAGTGTTGGAGATAGTATAGCTGGCTTTTTAGATTTAATTGCAACTCAAGATGAATATCAGGGAGTTAGAGATGCAATAGAACAGGGCGATTCTATAGAAAATTATTTTAAAGGGATGTCAAAGTATGCAGCAAGAGATGACTACCCTGCCTTTCTAAACAAAGTCTATAAGAGTAGAATTCACAGTATTGTTAATCCAATTTTACCTAAAAGAAAACCAATTAATTTACAAATGAATAGTTTAAAATAATATGGAAGATATATATAAGCAAACAACTAATATGCTAACTAATAAAGAGTTTCTTTCTGCATACAGAGAGCAACCTACTTCTTCTGATCCAGCATTTAAAGATTTATTAGTAGAGTTAGGTTATAATTTTGAAAGAGACAAGGAAGGAAATTTAGTAAATGCAAGAGTAAAACCTACTGAAAATTTACCACATTTAATAAGTGTTCTTGATTCATACAGACATGCTGTTGCATCAGCAGTTACATCAAATAGATACACTGGACCAGGTGCTATGGTTCTAGGTGTAGCTAATGAGGGAAAAGATGTTTACGATTTTTTAAAAAAAACAAAATCTACTAAAGGTATGTCCAAGGTATTAGGTGAAAGTTGGAATGATATGTATAATAATAAAGTAGGTAGAAGATTTAGTGGGGCTAAACCTGATGCAATGAAAGCTATTAATAAAGCATTCATAGAGCAACTAAAAAAAATGGATCAAGATGGACCTAACTTTGAGTTTACAGAAAATAAAGATTTTAAATTTACAGATCAGAAATATTAATACTGTAATGAATGAGGGAAAGATTAAAAAGAATAATTACTAGTGATAATATCATTGATATGTCAGTAGATATTCTACTAATTATCTTTGATATTCTTAGTTCACCTATTCTAGTAGTTGTAAGAATTGGCAGATATGCTTTTAATAAATTTATTAGAGGGTATGTTATACAAGGAATTAAATGGATATTAAGTAAGGTTATAAAATAAAAAAGGGAAGTCTAATTTAATAGACTCCCCTATTACAAGCAACACATCAGGCACTCTTTATGGGTGCCTTTTTTTTTGGGTTGGTGGATCCCTATACAGAGATCTATCTCCCCATCTTTTTTGCCAAAGCCACGTACTAAACCTACTAGCATACTGTTCAATCTTTCCCAGTATAGGATTATGCCAAAAATAATATCTAAATAGTTTCAATAATTTTTTTAACATCACCCTCAAGTTTTTTACCTATTCCATTGCAGTGTCCAATAATTGCAGCACAAAGATTTGCATGATAATTGTAGCCCTTAAGTGCATCTCTTAATTTTGCTACAGGTTTTCCACCATAATCTATTACAATCTTGCTGTCACTGCTAAGCCCTACTTTTAATTCAAATAAGATACCAGCAAACTTTTTTATATCTTTCTTTTGATTATTTTTTTCCACCATTTTGATCTCCCTTTTGTGCCTTCACAAAATCTGCAGCAATTCTAGGATCTAATGGATTTAAACTTGCAAGGCTATTCATAAGTTTAACTACTTCACCATATGGTCTAGTCATTAGGTATTTCATAATACCCATTAAATGCTCAGAACTTATTAAGTAAGTTCTTGGTGTAGGTTTTCTTGGTTCTTCTGTCTTTGTTGTTTCTTTCTCTGCCATTTGTTCCTCCTTTTTTAAAATGGTATATCATCGAAATGCTTATTCAATGTCTTTAAATTTTCTTCAGCACAAGATATAATTTGAATTAGTTTATCTAGTTCTGTTAAAAACTGGGGATGTTCCCCAATAGCAACTGGGTTATTAAAATAGACCAATGCTGTTGCTCTCGCACTAGATATTTCTGATTCATATTTCTTTCTAAGTGCATCAATTAATTGATCTTTCATTATTGTGCACCTCTAAATTGATAGTACTTATCCTCTATTAAATCAGCATTTAGAAGATAGGGATTATTACAATCAGATTTATTAAACTCTTCTCTTGCATCTCTAATTGTTTGATTAACTGTACGACCAGCTTGAAGACATCCACATACAAAATCCTCAACTTCTATTAGTGCTTGTTTTACTGCTCCCATATTCTGCCTCCTGTAGTTGTTTATTTAATTTATTTACTTCGTCTTGCATATGAATCATAACTTCCTGTAAAGCTATTATCCTACCAAGTTTCTCCATCTTCTCACCGTGACTCATTTGACCTCCTTTATTAGTCTGTTTAGATACCATTCTGCTTTTTGTAAATCTTCTAAAGGTTCTCCTTTAAATTTATATCTTGAAACATATTTCAAAACATTACCCTTTAGATACCCATGATACTCATCATCTGTCATACAATCTTGTATTACATCAATAGTTTCTTTCTTACCATATCTATAATGCGATGGTGAGTTAACCTTATCTTCTTCCATACTTCCTCCTAATAGAGTTATATTGAATT